CTCCATCAACCCAACGGAATGTCAGCTCAACAGTATCGCTAGAGCTGATCCCATCAGTACCTGTTTTTATTAGCTTGTTTAGCAGGTTTGTCGTGTTAATTGCATTAGTGTCGTCTTTGTAATACAACAGGTTTGCGCTACCTGAATAGCCAAGAATGCCAGGGCTATAAGTGCGAATGTTCTCGCTTAAGGTTGTTGTTTCTAGCGTCTCTAAGTCAGATTGCAGCGAAAAACTTGAGACCTTAGCAAGGGTCACACCTGCCAGCTGCATTACGCCATCTCTGCCGGTGTAAACCTTTGCCATCAGAAGACACCAACTAGGGCCACTGTAACAGTGCTAACCCCAGGCCGCACACTGGCAACCTGTGGAGCCGCTTCATACCGCCATTCATTAAAGCCTGAAGCGTCTAAAGCGTCACGGTTACCGCTCCAACCGGCAAAAACCCCTGACGGCAGACTAAAAACTGAAAAGGTGCCCTTGGTCTCGTCAAAGTGATCAATAAACAGTTCCGTGTTTGCATCGCTCACGTTTGAGTAACTAAGACTCAACTTCATGTCGGTTCTTTGGCTGCCATACAAAATCCGAACCTCAGCGCCGGATTGAGACTTGAACGTCTTGACCGGGTAATTGCCCGTCTCAAATTGACGGCTTGTTGGGGTAAGAGAAGGAAATGCCATTGTTAGCCCTCAGTGGTAAACGCGCTGTCAGTCAATACATCTTGGGCTATCAAGCTGTTGAAAGTGCTAGTCGTCGGAAACTCAGTTGCCACAACGTCAACCATTCCATCCTCTCCTAAAGTCAGTTGCTCAACCATGTACACGTTAGACGAAACGGATGTGTCTGAAATCGTGAACAAAGAGTCATAAAGCGTAGGCTGAACCGCTTTGCCACCCGCAACCGTCATTGTGGCAGGAGTCACCTCATCATCATCTGACCGGAAAAATATAATTGAATACGTTCCATCGGGGATCGCAGTGGCTGAAACGATTGTGCCGTCTGCGCCAATCGTTCCGTTTCTAGCTGACTGGTACGGGCTGGCTTCCGTGACGACACGAATAAAATTACCTGGAGCCAACGAGATCCCAAAGGGGCTGGTGCGGAACTTCACGGTATGCGTCACCCGGCGACGAAGACTTAAAAAGAACTTCGCTACCAAGAAGGCATGGTCACGACTTGTGCAGAACTGCGTCAGGTCGAACGGCTCAATTGGATGCTGATTACTTCCTGACTCCGCAAATCGAACGACAAGCGTTTTCTCTTCTGGTAATTGATTCTTTTGCTCTTGGCGATAACGCATCACAGCTTGGAAATCTTTGCGCTCTTCCGAGCTCAGGTATTCAACGCTGAACGAATCCTCAATAATGTTGCCAGAGGTAAATAACGCCTGGATCGCTACGGGTTGCTGAGTGATGTTGCCATTCAGATCCGTAGGCACTGCAGGAACCAAGCTGAATTTTCCATCACTAATGACAAAATTGCAAAGGAAAAACGGCGCTGTGTCAGAAATAAACTGCCGAAGATTTGTCGGGGCGTCAATCGCTCCATCGAAGAACAGCTTATTAGCCTTTAAGAACTGTGAAGTAGCGGGAAAGTCTTCTGTTCTGATTAACTGGTCAGACACAACGCCTCCCGCGCCAGCAGTCTTGTCGGTTAGCAAGTAATACACAAGATCTGTGAATTTGTTGCTTGGGCCTATTGGCTCGGGTGCATCTGCTTGGAATTTCTTGACTGAAATACCATCAGCTAGCCAAACACGAAGCTGGTCAAGACTCGAAAAATTGCGAGAAGACTTTAGCACCAAGCCGCAAATTGTTAAGTTGCTATAGTTCGGCACGTTGTCATTTTCAACGCTTTCGTTAACGTAAGTAATTTCGTGCTCTGGTGACGAATCGTTTGATTTGTTTAAAAGATCGCCATAAAGGCTAATGTCATTGATTTGACTGTTTTCTTCGAATATTCGATCTCCTGAAAAGCCGGGCGGAAGTGTTATCGTCGTAAGAGATAAAACTCTCAGCAATATGCCAACGGTTGAACCTGGCGTCCTGAACGGATTACTTGGGCTAACTACAGCGTTGTTTTCCATCAATGCGCCGTTGACCCAAGTTCCAAAACTAAGAAGAGGTTCAACTGAATAACTAACGTCCCAGGCTTGCGTTTGTCCTGGAAAAGACTGCAAGTTATTGGCTGGTCTAGACGTGACAATGCCTGTTGCTCTTACAAGAGCTGTGGCTCCTGAACTGGCTGTTACCGTGTATGTTGCCTCCCGAGTGTGGCCAAGAGGATAAAGCTGTTGATTACCTAAAAGCTCAAATTCCCACGCCGATTGTCGTCCCTCTGGAACAACAGCGTTATTTGTAGCAAGAACAATTAACCGAACGCCGCAAGATGTTAATCCATAGGGCGCTGCTCTTGGATTGCCTGCCGAAACAGGAATCCCTACATTAAAGATCTGAGTGGTATTAAATCCTCCCGTACTGCTTACAACGTTAATGCTGCTAAAGCTCCAAGCTCTATACCCAGGAAAATAAGGATGATTGGCTGGATAGTTGCTGTTTACAACACCATTAAATTCAATTGTTATTGAGCGGCCATCTCCAAGATTTGACGTGCGTATTGCTTTACCAGTTTTGCCCATATAACTAGCTTGACCAAACAACTCATAATGCGTTGCACCTTTTCTGCCAACGGTCACGCCAGTAGGCAGCCAGTCGTACCAACCAACAGCCGTCGCCTGAACGCTAGCGTTCTCTTCGTCAGGCAAATAAGTCTCCACTTCGACAGCGGAAGGCACCGTGTATTCGGTATTGCCATCTCTAACAACAGGATTGGTGGCCATTTCTGGGTTGTAAGTTATAGCCCCAGCTGTAACAACTTCTCCCGTTGCACTGACCTGAAAAGCGCCGTACGCTGTGTTGTACCTTCCGCCTACAAGCTGATTTGCCTTTGCATTTAAGCGTATAAATTGGGCATCGTCAGGTGTGTGGCGTGCAACGTCGGCTCCGCTTTTTGGTACAAATTTATACTCGTACTGTCTTTTGCTTGGGTGTCCAAAGCGAATATAATTATATTGGTCTTGTGGGGTTTCTCCAGTAACGCAAAACTGTTCTCCCAGTGGAGCCCATTCGTATTCAACTCCGTTGTCATCCGTTCCAGCAGGCCGCAAAAATATCGTCCAAATAGATGTACGCTTAAGGTAAAGTGACATCGTGCCGCTCTCAAAGCTGATTTTGTCATTTTCAGCTGCAATTAATTCAGAAGGTGATGGAATTGTTGCAAAATTTGCAAGGCCATTGGCTCGGTTCCACACTTGCGATCTGATACCAATTTCAGTGACTTCACAAGCTCTTGTATTTCTTACAACTGCAAAGCTGGCTTTTAATAGCGGGTAAAAACCTGCGCCAGCGTTCATTCCTAAAGCGTTTCTAGCGTTAGTTGCCCCATTATCGTCGTTATAGACTCCTCTTTCAATCATTCGCGTACTGACTAACCCGATTGACGCGCCAATGTCTGTTCCAAACAATTCAACACAGCGAAGCTGTATCTGTTGACGGCTGCTTTCTGTCCAAATAGGCAAGGCTCTTGATTCAACAACCCAAACAGTTCGCCCTATAACTATTGTTTCACCTACCTGAAGAGCATCGTCTGCGCTCCTGCGTGATGCTGTAATCGCTGAGTTAATATCATCAACGCTTACCGCATTTGTGCCAAGGTGGTACGTGTCTGCTGGCAATTTTCCTGGAGCAATCGTAAAAGTTGCCCTGTCACCAACAGAAGCACGGCGCACTTCTGTGGGCGTAGAACCGCTGTCAGAAACCGGAACACCGTTTAAGTGAGTAAGGCCCATTCGGCGGCCATAATTACGGCCAACTCCTTTTTGGCCTTGGGCTCTGATCTGGGCGTGTTGCTCATTTGAGCCAGTTGCAATCCCGTAGTCACCCGCAATTTTCATCCGCTCAGATAACAACCGCTCTTTTGGGTCGTCTTCTTGGTCCTCAAGCCTTGGGATTGAGACTACGCGCCAGTTCAATCGATAGTTTGTAGCGTTTGGAATTGCCGAATGAACGCCAAACTGAGTGCTAGAAGTTGGACTATGCGCTCCAGAAAAACCAGTATCCGTTAATCCTCGACCTGTTGGGCAAAGAAAAATATCGTCATTAGCTTCTATGTCTCCTGAAGCCAGCGTTCCTCTTGAGCCATAAGCAAGGTTTCTTGCTTTAATTCGTGAAAAGCTATTGCTATTCCTTTTCCAGTAAAAAGCAAATAAATGATCATACGAAGCGTCTAGCGAGCCATTGCCCAGAAAGATTCCGTTCAAATCGGGCCTGTCAATTCCTTCCCCTAGCCCTTGCTCTCCAAGCACAAACAACAACTTGACCGATTGCTGTGATCCGAGAGAAAACGCACGAGACCACACCAAACTAGGTGAGGCAACGATCCCGCCAGTTGCTCCAGTGTATTGACCAAAAAGGATAGGGATTGGACTTGCATAGTCTGCCAATTCGGCTTGCGTATCAAAGCCAGTTGTTGGACTAAAGCGAGTTTGCCCAGAACGGCTACCAAGACGACGACGACTAACTCTGTTGTCTGGACCTGAGCCTGGAGCTTTTGGCTTTGGTGCTAAAAGCACTGAAGCGGCGGTAGAAATAATGCCGATAACAATTGCAGTTAAAATGCCACCTGTTGGGTCGCATCTAATATCTGGGA